ACTGCACCAGACGGAACTCATTCTTGGATTCATGCAAATCGATAATGATTGGAACACGTCCTGTCTGAAAGATCTCAACAATAATATCAAGAAATAGTTGTTGAATGGATCTACCATCTTTAGTTGCTGTCTTGTTCAGATATTCCAACTCAGGTGGGAAATTAAATTCAGGCATCTTGGTAATGATAACACCAAGAACACCAGCAAGAGCATATGGACAAATAAGAGGAAAATGCGCTCTTTCTTTATATGGGTCATATGCTGATCTGTATTCACCATCCATTCCAGAAGGGCGTGGAAGATAGTCTTCACCTGCATCTTTAATCGCTTGCTCGCCTTTCATACAAATACGCATCTTCTTCCACTCTTTTAATCGAGTGATGTACTCTGGATGCTCAGTCGCAGCGTTCGTAGATGTTTTCACATTTACTGGTTTAGTTGCAGTACTCATACGTTTACCCTACCTCGTTTCATGCCAGTGCTTTTTCTATTAAGGAAGTACCGCAAACTATCCATCGGATGGTCTTCCATGTCAGTGTCAATGTCTTCTGGATTTTTAGCATCCCTTTGCATAATAGGCAAAACCCTTATGTGGTGCATCGCACTTGGAAAGAAATACAGGTGCGGGTGTTCTTGTGTTCTTTGCACTGCTGCTTCCAACATTGTACGCATAACTGCCCAACCAGCCTTTCTTGATCCAGCACCCTTATAACTGCGCTGCCAATAGAGCTTGTGTCTGGACATATTTAGTCCAATAGATGTCCCATCTTTTACATCCCAAATGGAATTATCTGCTGGACCCTGCTTAACTGATATTGATGCTCTGCTTTTTGTGAACGGATCTACTGTTGAATGGATTATTTCTAATGTCTTATCCTTCTTTAAAACCCTTGATGCTATTGTTGCAGATGTAGCATAGTCACCTTCATTGGGCTTTCCAGACCATCCGTAGATCTCATCACAGACAATGACACTTCCTTTAGGGAAATGGATCGGATAATTGTTTGGCTGATCACCATTACAAATAGCTCCATATGTGACACACCAAGGTTTACTGGAACCCCAATCGAAACTTCTCTGAACTTTCCATGTATGTGGTATCCTGAATGGATTAATGATGTGTATTTTTGGACGCCAAACATCAGTAAAGAAGCCACCAATAACAAGATCCCATGAGGCATATACCCATGCCTTACGAAGCATCTCATCTCCTGCTGTCATGGACAACAGTTTGTTTTTATAATTTGGATCTGCCGCAAGCAGAGTCTTATTGTCATCCAGATCTACGAATACATGAGCGCGGGACATCCCATTCTCATCTACATAGATCCTTCCTTCCATGCACGTATCAATGAAGCGCAACTTCACCCATGCATGACCAGGACCGCTAGGATTGCAAGTAGCCCTGTATTTCGGTGTAATTTTTGCATTTGAAGAACGGTTACAAGCCATCAACTTCAGATATACGTCAGGTATTGGATGGTTTGTTAATTCCTCCCAACCAATCCAGGCGTACTCATGACCATGGTACTGATCATAATCATCAATAACACGAGCATAGTTAAACCAAAGTGATTCACCATCAGGGAACGTCCAGATGGATTTGGCTTCATTGAACTTGGCCCCTGGAAACATACGAGGGAACCATTTCTTGGATTTTGCTATGACATCCTTCAACTCAGTTGTGGCTTCACGGAGAAGTAATCCACGATAATCAGCACCGTATCCTACTCCAACTCCTTTAGCAAAATCCATTAAAAGGGTATCGGTTTTCCCTCCACCCCTGTTGCCCCACACGAGAAGTTCCCACGCAGGACATGTCATTACCTTGGTCTGACCTCCCTCCCAAGGTTTCCATGTTACACTTAAATTTCGGCGTAACATATATTCACTTTACCTAGTTTGTGGAGGTCTTCCATACGTAATACACCGCAATAATCATTGGGACGCGCTGCGTCTATTACTGCTGGTGACTTCTTACGTTTTACAGGAGTATTTGGATCTTTATTTGGCCTATTGTATTTCTCAAAGTGTCTTGCATTATTTATAGCGGAAATCATCTCACTTCGATTAGTAAAAATAGGACTGTTAAATTTACGCCTTAGTGGAACTAACTTCTTCTTTGGTTTTATCTTTGATGGATCTTTGCGCCTTTTATAGCTGCGAATCTTGATTGCTTTGCGCGATAAAGATGGAAACTCATATTTGAATGTACGTACAAATACATAGTACAGCCATAATGGATCTATCAAGATCATATCATCATTGGACTGGTGCATCTTTAGCCGCATCCATTGCAATATTATTAGCTTCCCAATCTGCCATTGACATTTCTCCAGGGACAAGAAGCACACCATGCAAACTTGTGTTCATGGATTTTGTCTCTATCTTATCAGAATAGCCCAACTTGTTCATGGTAAGATATTTGAAGAGTGAGTTGTTAAAACGATCATTGTGGAGATTTCGTGTTCCTGTACGTAGAAAGTAGGCTTCATACATTGTTTTTCCAATGTCATAAGCAATGCTAAATTCTTTAATACTAGCACTCCAATCTTTCAACGTGGATATAGACACTTGAAATTCTGCGGCAATCTCAACATCAGAGAATCCCTGCTTTGATAACTCCAAATAACGGATAGGGTGGAACGATGGGTCGAACTTTGTCATTTTTATAACTGATGGAGAAAGGTCATTATACGCTACTGGTTCAATTCCAGTACGTTGTGTGCCTCCATGTAATGTACATAGAGTGCTATTACCAGCAGCATAAGCAGTGCAACGCTTTCCATTCTCAAAATGGAACATGCATTGGCATTTTTTGTGCTTAAATACCCTTGCTGGCGTATTATTTCCTGTATTCATGTCCCTTACAGCAGATTTTAGCTTTTTGGGGTTAGAAAAAGACACTTTTTTGACTGGAAGAGGTGTTTTTTCCTCTTTTTTGGCAAAAATTGTCTTTTTTACAGATGATTGCTGTGGTTTTTTCTTGAAAATCTTCATTACAGTTTAACGAACCGTCCATCATTGAACTCAGCTTGACTTCTGGCCCATATTCTCCCATTACTTTCGTGTTGGTAGATGACTAAAGGTTCTTCAGTCTTTTCATGGACTGCGATAGCTATGATTTCATAGACTCCTTTAGATTTTAAGTGGACAACAGTATCACCAGTGCGGAATTGCTGATCATTTCTCTTTTTCATTCTGCTTTAAGGCTCTATATATACGTGAATAACGAACTTGATCAGACTTATCCAGAAAAGATTTTAGCATTTCTGACTGGATAAAGTCCGACACCCCTCTAGCATTTGTACTCTTCCACCTTTTTGCTGTTATTGCAACAAATTTTCTCACCGCTGCCTGGATGATTTTTGGGTTTCTGTCATTGATTGGATCTGGATGATGTAACAGATACCAGAGTGCCATAAATTGGCTACGTATCGATATTGAGTTTCGGCGTAGTCCACGCATGAATGCAAAAACCATAGCTGTCACCACTCCAGTTCAAGATGCAGGTATTTCTGATTGAGTGGATCTGTGATATCGCCAGCTATAATAAGATTTCGGAATGTAGTTGCAACAATATATTCATTGATCGAAAAATTCATCAGATTAAGTACTTTAGTAATGTCATTGATAATAAATCTGTTGGATAAATCAATGGCAAATGGCGGAACAACATCAACAGATACCACTGGTACATTTTTATCCACTCTAGCATCCATGGCTTTGTTGACTTCTTTCAGCAACCACTGATATTTAGGAATAAGCCTCATGTCAATATCTGGAATAGGGTTATTTTTTTTCGGAGTCTCTTGATAAGGCTTAATATATTTCTCGATCAAGGATTCCCTATTATCTTGTATTTCTTTCTCTTTCAACGCTTTTTGGACCAGTTCCTTTCTATCAGCCCATTCAGCTTCCAATCGCTGCTGCTCCTCAATCTTATCACACTGAGACATCAGATCACTGAATCTCTCTGTCTTATCAATCTTGACCTGAAAGAGCTTCAGGATATTGGCAGCTATAATATAGCATTGCTTTTGAGAGACTTTACCTGAGTCATGTAGCTTCATAGCAATCTGGTTCAGCCATGCCCACGCTAGATCAAGATCACCCTGCATTGATGTCATGACGACATTCAGTGCGTCCTCATATGGAATCTCCACAGGAGTATTCATTTCCTTTTCCAGTTCTTTC